TCCAAGCCGTCTGCACCGTAGGGCTTTCCGAAAAGTCGGCGGCGACGAGAGGATGGCACACGGCGACGTAGTGGCTGTGGGTCCGCGGGTTCTCGCTTGCGCGCGCGCCACCGGACTTGATGTCCACCATTTCGTCGGTTTCTTCGTCCCCGTTGAAACGGGGCGCGCCGATGGTTGCCAGTGCGGCCACCGTGCGGTTGACCGTGTGGGGATCAAGAACGTCACCGGCCACCAGAGCCGCGCGAGAACCACGCTGGTTGACGAAATTGACCTGGGTGCCGCCGCCAAGCGTGAGGTAGGACTGTCTCTCGTCCGTCTCCGCGATCTGCAACGCAACCAGCTTGGTTGCCTCTTTGAAGAGCGGATGGAAAATCTGCATTTCCGCGACATCGGTGATCGTGACCGCATCACCCCATTGCTGAACGACGCCGGTGACCTGTCCAACAGTCATCGTCTCGCCGTTCGGAGGCACGCCCTCGGCGAGCGGCGCGCTCGGCAGAGGGAGGCGGTTGTAGCGGGTCGCGGTCCAGGTGTTGCCGAAACCCTCGGGCAGATTCACCTTGTTGGCGAACTGATACGCGACAAGTTGCCGGCGCGTCAGCGGCAGCGTCTTCTTTTCGATATAGTTGACAACATCGCCGCGAAATTGGCTGGATGTGTTCGTGACGGCCATTTAACCCTCCGCTGGACGCGGAGAGTTCCCCGCGTCAGATAAACTTGCCCTTCAACCGCCGCTCAAGCGCCTCGAGACTATCGTCGTTGCGCCGACCTCTTGGCTCAGGTGCGGTGTCACCGCCGGCGCCGCGTCCCGACACCGTCTGACCTGCCACCCTTGCCGCACCCGCGGCCTTTTGCTTTTTCGTCTCTGACGACGCTTTGTTCAGAAAAGCGTTGCCGATCACCCATTTCAGCGCCTCGGACCGCTTGACCTGGTAACCGTTCGCAGCCTGCTCGGCGACGACACGCTCCACATCTTCGGCGTATTTCTTTGCGAGAGGCTGGCTGGCCTGCATCGCTTGGTAAGCCGCCCGATCCGCCGAGTCTGCCGTTTCACGCCTTAGAGCCGCGATCTGGTCCGCGAACTGCCGCCCTTGCTTGTCGAGCAGGTATCGACTGGCCTGGATCGGGTCCATGAGCGATAGACGCTCATCTTCCTGGCGCTGCTGCTCGGCAAGCTGTGCGGCCGTGGGCTCTGCCGGACGTGGCCTGACGGAAAGCTGACGTTCAAGCGCGGCTGCGCGCTCTTCCGCCTCTTTCGCCTTCCTGAGTGCTTCCTGGACCCGGCGTTCTGCCCGGCCCGGCTGGCTTACTCTTCGTCCTTCTTGCCCTTGCGCCCGCGCATCATCGCCTTGGGCATCTTCCTCTCGGCCTTCGGCTCCTTGCCCTTCATCGCCATCGACGCCTTCTTCATGCCCTTCTTCGGCTTCTTCACCGGGTAAATCCTCCAAATCAGGGTCGGAATACAGGTCGTCTTCGGTTGTGTCGGACATCTGCGCTCCACGGGATACGTGACCCGGATCGAGGTGATCCGTGACGGGGATCAGGCGAGGGCGTCAGCCTTGCGAGACAAGATGTTGCGTGTCAAGCCCGTTTTGTGCACGCTAGGCAAGATTTTTGTCGGGAGGGCCGTATGGTCCGGTTGTTTTTGGTCGGCGCATGGACCGGCATAATGTGCGGATTCGCGATCGCTCAACCTTACCAGAATTATCAGGGTGCGAATGGGCCGATCCCTTCCGTTGTAACCTTGTGTCCTCCGAGCAACGGCAGTTCTGCCGGGCCTCCGGTGCCGTGCTCCAGCAGTGGCGGAGGTTCCAACTCCGCCGCCGTAGCGCCAGGCGCCACGCCCTCCGCAGGCAGCGTCACCGCGTTCACCAATGGCAGCGGCTTGGCCGCGCTGGTCACGCCATCGGTGGGGCTGCCGGTCACAACGGCACCCTCGACACTTACCTACCAGAGCACACCCAACGCCAGCGTAGGCACAACCTCCGCCGCGCTCAGCATCAATTCCCTCGCCTTCAACAGCACAAATTTCAAAACCATGCAGTTGTGCACGTCGCTGACCAGCACGGCAAACGTCTACGTCAATCCGACCGGCGGGACCGCGGTCGTCGGACAAAACATCTACATCGCGTCAGCCGGCGGGTGCGCGAACTTCGGCACTGCTGCGTTGCCTATGCCCACGGCCTCGGCGACTGCGATAACTGATGGCAGTTCAGCGCAGACGCTTTTGGCTTCGGGGGGTTAGGGGTATGCGAGTTCTTTGTATTTCGGCGGCGCTGGCGCTACTCCCGAAGCTGGCTTGTGGACAGAGTTCGCGGCCTGCCATTCCGTTTTCCTACATCGGCGCACCGAATGGCGTCGCCGGCCTCGGCGCCAGCGGCACGGTCCCGCCGGCGCAATTGCCGGCTGCCACGACAAGTTTGCTGGGCGCAGTCAAGCCAGACGGCAGCACATGCATAATCAGCGCGGGTTTGCTTACCTGCGCGGGAACCGCAGCGAATGTCGGTGTAGCACCGACAGCGGCAGCGCCGCATGTGTCGGGTGATCCGACCACCGGCTTCTACTCTGCCGGCACCGGTCTCATGGACGTGGCGGCCGGCGGCACACAGCTTGTCGAATTTTCCAAATACGGTTTGAACCTGACGAACCAAAACACCAGCATCCTGTTCAACGGATCGCCGTTTCTGCATCTTGGGCCAACCGCGCTTTACCGGGAGGGAAACTACGTCGGCCCCCGGGCGGGCGTAACATTGATCGGCACATCAGGAAGCGGAAACGGTTTGTATGGCGCCGGCCCGGACAGTCTTCGTTTTCTGGTCAATGCTTATGCCGAAACAGTGGCTATAGGCGCCTACACGGGTCAATTTATGAACCAAGGCAACGCCAACGCGCTCGTTGGCGAACACGTCATGGGATTTGACGACGGTTCATACTTGTCGCTGCTTGGCCAGGACGTTGAGCGTGATAGTATGGGGACACAAAAAGTAGAAGCTCTAGGGGCGCAAACGGTAGAGGATGGAATAAACATTAGCAGCGTTGTGGCGATAGGGTTTAACACCCTACACGGGAGCGCTGGATATCTGCAGTTCGTCGGGACTTTTCACACTGGCGATGTCTATACGATCTCTTTTGCCACCACGAACCCGCAAGTGCTTTCTGGAAACGGCTTTTCCCTGAATTATACCATAAAAAGCAGCGATACGTTGTCTACTATCGCAAGCTCCGTCGCCGCGCAACTTCCGAACATCAATGCCTACGTTGCGGGTTACGATCCGCTCGGCGCAATCCAGGTGGACAGCACATTTTATGGTAGCCTGACAGCGGGCGATGCAGTTCAGCTATCCTGCTCGGTTAGCTGCCCATCGAACGGCCCAGGCAGCATATCCGGCACGACCACCTTCTACGCAATAAAGCCGGTTTATACGAACACGAACGGAACTTTGACCGGCGTGAGCAACGCGATCAACATCGCGTCCACACAGGCTAATGCAACTGCGGTTCCTCCAATTCCGGTCTATATGACAAGCTCAGGAAGCGGCACCTTGCAGGTGGTTGACACAAGCAACTCTACCACGAGCGTTTCCGCCAGCACCGCGCTGATACCGAACTATATTGTCAATTATTTTAACGGTGCCTACGACCTAAACCCCCTGAGTGCGGAGAACAACACCCAGCTTCTCGGTGCGGCGTCTACCGTTACCCCTGGCCTTGTGCAGTTGCACTATCCAGGTGCCGGCACCACCGATCATGTGGTTACCGCTACGGGGGTAGGGACTCTTTCAGGCGCGGGGACAAATACCGCCTTGGGTTGGGCTCTTACTCCATCAATTTCCTGCACGGGCTCCTGCACAGGCACCGTGAGCATAGGCCCTCCGTTTCAAGGGTCTCAGCTTGTCGCAATCGGCGACTACATTATGCCTCAATACAACATGATCTCTCCGTCGCAGGACGTGATTATCGGAACACAAGCCGCGTCTTATGCGGCTGGCAGCCCTATCGATGAAGTGTGCATAGGCGCTTCCGCGTGCCAAAGCCTGAGCACCAATAGTCATGAGATAATTATAGGCTTTCAGGCCGAGGACACCGACGTTAGTGGCAGTAGCAACGTTCTCATCGGCGACAGAATCAACGGCCTAACAAGCGGACAAAACAACGTAGTTTTGAGAACAGGAACTAACGGGTCGAACGACACCTGCATCACAACAGGCGGCAGCAATATCGAAATAGGGAGAGCTGTATGTGTTGCCTCGCCCACCGCAAGTGCTCAACTTGACATAGGCACCACGCTGTTCGCTACAGGAATTTCAACCACAGGCACGGTCATATCGTCTAAAGTAGGTATAGACTATGCGGCACCTGACGAAATACTCTCGATCGGCGCTCCGACTGGTGGCGCTCATTTAGATTTCAAGCAAACCACTGCGCCAACACTGGCTTGCAACGGGACAGGCACGGCAGCGCTCGCAGCTAATTCATCGGACGCGGCTTTTTCAGTTACAGAAGGAACTGCAACAACAGCTTGCACACTGACATTCGCGGGAGCTTATTCAGTAGCCCCAGTGTGCGAATTGATCGTTGCTAACGCCAGCACTGGCAGTCTGACTTATGTTTCCGCTGTGGGCTCAATCACTTGGGCAAACACCAGCGCTACCGCTGATATCGTCAACGGACAATGTTTGTAAGGATCACTATGAAACATCTAACCTTTGCCGCACTGCTGCTAGCAACCCCCGCGCTCGCGCAGCCTGCGGGCACGCAAGTCCCCTCCGACCGGGCCATGGCCGCCGCCGGCAACCAGATGCTGCTACAGGCCCTCGACAGCGAGGAGAAAGCGACGGCGGCACTCCTGGACGCCAAGCAGCAGGTGCAGCAGGCACAAGCGCAGCTTGCCCAGGTGACGCGCGAGCGGGATGAGGCGCGGGCTGAACTGGCAAAGGTCAAGGTTGTGCCGAAGAAGCCGTGATTTATTGATGCCCGACGAACCCCTCCCCGGCTGGGACTTGCTGCAATCCATCGACCGGCGCGTGGCCGATCAGGGGCGGATCATCGGCGCGCGGCTCGACGGCATGGACAAGGCCGGTGCAACCGTGGCAACGGCGCTCGCGCTAGAGTCATATATCGGGGCAATTTAGGCGCAGGAGAGCGGCAAATGAGTGCGGGACTGAAAATTTTTGCTCTTGATACACCGCGAAACACGGCGGCGCCATTACATGCGTATGATGCAGCGGGACGCGAAAGAAAAGGACGGTTCGCCGTGGTGGAAAAAAATGGCGAGCGGGCGTCTCTGACCGACAAGGCCATGGTCGCTTTGATCGGCGGATGGCTCGGCATCGCCGTGCCCGTCGGCACGCTGCTGTGGAACGCGAGCGCCGACCACCGTGAGCAGGCCGACAACAACGCGGCGGCGATCGTGGCTGCGCGGGAGGCCAAGGACGCGGCCACCCGGAACGCCGGGCTGATCGTGGATTTGATGCGGCAGCTCGACGCAAAAACCCAGGCGGACGAAGCGCGCATGCGGACGATGGAGGACAACATCGTGGGCCTCGGCGCCATCGTCCAGAAGCTCGCGGCGAAAGTGCACGTGCAACCCTACGTCAGTTGCTGTATGGCTGGCACGCCCTGCCGCTACGGCGAGGTGCACTGCAACCCGCCAAACGGAGCACAATAGCATGTCAGAGACATCATCGGGCATAGGCTCGATCAACAACCAGTTTCCGCATGTCCAGGCTCGATTCGATGCGGTTGCCGATTTCACGCTGCTTCCTGGCGATGACGGGCAGGCATTCCACATCACGCCAGGCGATTCAGGCGGCGAAACCAGCTACGGCGTAACGCTGGCCTTCATGTCCGATTACCTTGGTCGCCATGCCACGCCGGACGATCTTCCGAAGACAGAGTCGGACGCTCGGCCGATCTATTATCAAATGATCTGGATGCCGATGCGGCTGGACGAAATGCCTGTCGGCGTGGATCAGATGGTGTTTGATTTTGCTGTTCTGGCTGGGGTTCAGCAGAGCGCGAAGCTGCTTCAGCAGGTCGTGGGAGTTTCTCAGGATGGCGTGATCGGCCACGTCACCCTCGACGCGGTAAAGACAAAACCTTTGGGGCTTCTGATCTGCCTTCTCGAAGCGTTTCAGGCCGCGCATTACGCAAGCCAAGCGGCCTACCGGAAATTCGGCAACGGCTGGCTGGAACGGGACGCGCGGTGCTTGGTGTCCTCGATAGAGGCGGCATATGCCTCAGCCCAACAAAAGGAAAGCACATGACACCGACCCCCGACCCGTCTCTGACCACACTCCTAACCAGTCTTGGACTGGGCCATTACGCCGCCGGTATTGCCTCGCTGATGGCCCTGGCTGGCACAATCTTGCCGCAGATCATGCCGTTTCTATCGGTTCCCACGGCGGTATCGAGCGGTTGGTATCGGGTGGCGTATGGCGTGCTCGCGCGTGTGACCGGCAACTACCACAACAACGCGCCCGTCACCGTAGCCGGCGCGCCGGCGGGCGGTATTGTTCCAGTGCACGAGGTGCAGCAACCATCCGTCACCGGCCAGGCGCTGATCGCCACGTTGCCCAGCCCACAGCAGGAGCAGAAACCATGAACCCCATCGTCATCATCCTCGCCGCGGCCCTTGCCCTGACAGGGTGCGCCAACACGCCCACCAGCTACCAGTCGCAACTCACCGCGCTCGCCGCCGGGGTGCCGGTCCTGGAGGCCGCTCTGGCCACGTATCCGGGGCTGGTGACGCCCGCCGTCGCCAAGGCCGAGGGCAACCTAAACACCGCCCTGGCCGCGCTCCAAGCCTCGCCCGCGCCCACGTCTGCGGCGGCTGTGCTGACGGATATCCGGGCCGTGGCCGCTGCCATGCCGGCGAGTGTGCTGTCTCCGGCGCACCAGGCCGAGCTATCCGCTGCGCTGGCGCTGGCCCAGGTGATCGCTGGGGCGCTTGCGGGGACGCCTGCTGCGTCGTAGGCTACTCAACACCAGGCCCCGCTCAGTCAACGCCTCAGCCTTCGGGCTGGGGCGTTTTTTGTTGTGCGTCAAAATCCGGCTCCGTAAATCGTTTGCGTTCCTCCACGAATTTCAGGGTCTCAATTACCGAGAATGGCCAGCCCATCGCGCGCCAGTTCCGCTGCCCTGCCGCGCGATATTGATCCGTAGAGCCACGCGCTGGCGATGCACAATTTAAGCGCGGGCTCGTCTTCTAGCGTAAGGACCGGGCGGTCACGTGGGCGGGGCATTTGCGGCCCACTGGCTTAAGCGCTCTTGGCAGCCGATATCGGATTCTGGCCATTCACCAGATTCCGAGACGCATGGCGCGGCCGGATATTCAACATCGCGTTGCCATCCTTCGTGCGCAACATCTATGTCGATCAAAACTCCATTGACACATTCTACCTCTGTGCCATCGAAGTATCCGTTTCGGCAATGTGTGCAATCAAGCATTGTCCAACCTCTCATGATCAGGCGCGGGCCGGCTTCGGTGGGCATGCTTGCTCGAAGGCCATCACGGATGAGGCCGAGACCCTAACCGTCCGGCGAGCCCGCAGACAAGCCAGGGTGCCATCCTCGACCATGCGCCGGATCGTGGGCTGCGACACGCCCCAGCGGGCCGCTACCTCGGGGATGGTGAGGAACTCAGGCATTGGCCGCGACCAGCATATCGCCCTGCCTGAGGGTTTGATCTATGCGCCTGCAGGCAATATCGAAGTAGCCGGCGTCAATCTCGATTCCGACGAACGGTATGCCGAGTTTTGCGCACGCGACGCCCGTGGTGCCGGACCCCATAAATGGATCACATATCGTTTCTCCCGTGTCGGCGCACCATTCCGCAAGCCAGTCGAAATGCACTTGAGCGCGGCTCATAGGATGGCCATTTGGCGGGCGCCCGCCGGGTTGCACTAATGGGGCGCGGCCTGGAATGACGCGTCTGCCGGGAGCACTCGCTATCGGCGATCCGAACCAATAGGCCGTCTCGTCGCCACCAAGGCATCTGCCCAAATAACCGGGTATCACATACGGCAAGTTGATTGAGCGCAGGAAGGGCATTGGCGGAAGATGCTGCAAGAACCTCGGATCGCTATCGCAGCGCATGCACACGATAATGCGTTTGACTGGGGGAAAAATCGCGCAGGTAGAGCGCCATAATTCCCACGGATCATTGCTACCTGGCACGGTGTTGGCTGGGCAGTTTGGCCAGACCGGATCGGTCAAGATCACGTCTGGCGCAAGCGTGGGCAGCACACGCCGGCAGTCGGCGAGGTACAGCGTGGCGTTACCTATGTGGGTCGAGCGCATCACTT